CTGTCCACAATACCAGAAAGAAATGATGATTTTCTGGGATTGTGTGGAGGTTGTTGATAGCGATACTATAACCTTTGTACCGAAGGACGCTCGAACAGAGCGTCCAATAGCGGTCGGGGCTTCTCTTAACCTGTATCTCCAGTTAGGGATAAAATCCTATCTCGAGAAACAGCTTAGGAAGGTCGGCGTCGATCTTAGCGATCAGAGTAAGAACCAGCGTCTTGCCAAACAAGGCTCGATGTATAGTTCTATTAACGGGTTGGAAAACCCGGCTCAGTTCGTGACGATCGACTTAGCATCAGCTTCAGATACGATTTCTGTATCATTAATATAGCTGTTGCTGCCATCCGATTGGGTAGCCATTCTCGACGACCTCCGGCATAAAACCGGGTTAATGGCCGATGGCGATCTTATCAGTTATGATAAGTTTTCTGCCATGGGGAATGGTTTTACCTTTCCGCTTGAGAGTCTTGTGTTCTGGGCTATTGCGAAAGCAGCGGCTTTAGAACACGGCAAGGGATATCGGAAATCTGATATCGCGATATACGGCGACGATATTATCGTTCGTCAGTATGTCGTTCCTCACTTGCTTCCTGCACTATCCTGGGCGGGGTTTACCATTAATGCTCGCAAGAGCTTTTTGGCAGGTCCCTTCAAGGAGTCGTGTGGAAAAGACTATCTCTTCGGTAACGATGTCCGTCCTTTTTACCTCAAAAGAGAGTTAACTAGCTATGCTGATATCTACTTTGTCTGCAATTCAATTAGCAGACTTTGTATGGCCCAGCGTGGAGGAGTGGGACTACATAGTGCGTTTTCTGCACTTATTAGTCAAATTCCTCGAGCTGATCGTATTTATCTTCCTTTAGGAGATACGTCCGACCTGGGACTAATCGTCCCTTTCGAATCGATGACAGGAATGGGCTTACGCCCGTTCTTGTCTTCGACCGAAAAGCTTCGTCTAGTTAAGAGAGGACTTCTTCGATCTGAGGATGTTCACTCGAACTCTATCTATAGCTGGTCCCCATTGATCGTAGCAAAGACCTTTAAGGGTCGTGCTGCCGTCAGATGTTGGCTTAGCTTAGATAAGGTAGAGGTACGCCCGGAGTATCCCCGTGATGCTCTGGTGATATCGTCTGGTACAGTAACTCGCAGAAATGCGACGAGCTATAGTATCAGTATACGACCTGTCCCTTCCTGGGACGGCCAGTATAGTCAAAGTGAAGTTGGCCTGCACCCCTTTATATGGTGCAGAAACTAAACTCAACCTTGT